TCACTGGAATTTACACTCAGCTTCATCAAGAATAAATATTGAGAAATTCTTTAGTGATTTTAAGGATGCGGTTTGATTTCCTGATCCTGTCTTGATCCCTTTAAAAACTATCTTACTATCATTGTAAATTCCTTTGATGCTATCTTTAGTTACTCGGAAGTCATCGTGACAATTAAGAAGCGTCAGCTTTTCTTCAAATTCAGGGATAATGGAATCTTTCGCAGAAGTAAGGGTGTAACGTGTGTATAAAATACGGTGATTAAAATCTTTTGTAGCTACTCCTGAAAACGTTCCTATACCAAATGATTTTTGCGAGTATCTTCCACCTGTAATAACAACAGTATTTACAGAATAAAGCGGATCACCGGGTTCTGCACTCAACCACTCGAATAAAGGTTCGTATTTATCCGATAGTTTTAATACTTCTTCACTAGTCTTTTCCTTTAGCACCTTTTGAAAATACAATTGTTGTTTTCCCTTTCAATTCACCGGAATGTTCGATTTCGCTCTTACTTCCCCATGACTTTCTTTGACGATTGCTAAGCCACATATTTATTGCTTGATCTGATGGTGGGAAATACTCTTCTACCTCTACAATTTCAACTTTTTCAATCTGTCTATCTTTTTCATCATAAGCCTTAACTTTAAAAGCAAACTGTTTTATTTGTGTATGTCCTAACGAACGTTTATACAAAGTCGAAGCAACATTTGCATCAGCATCGATTTTTCCCGCGCGTATGGACTCCGAAAATTCCGAATACTTCTTCTTCCAAAGGTTGAGAGTAGATTCAGCAATATCCAATACTCCAGATAACTGCTTATCGGTCAATCCAAGCAATGAATATTTCAAAGCTTGTTTAGGGTGTACGTTTGGATTATACTTTACTCTTCTACCTCTTGTTGCCATAACTCAATTATTCCACAACTAATGTTATGATGAAACGTCTGTTGTTTTTATCGACATCGATTACCCGACCTGTAACTTTTCTCGAGTCTGAGTTTTCAACTGTACTATCAAGCCATATATATTCACCAACATTTGGTACAAATGAGGCATCCTCTATCCATGTAATTAAATTGCTGTTTTTATCAACCACTTTTATTTTATTCATACTATTGAAATTTTGATTTATTCTTTTGACTTGTTACGTGCCAACCGTGACATTCTTTACAGTAATAGTGTCTTTTTGGAATCTTACTTCGACTACTGGCACTTTTACATTTCCTTACGATTTCCTGAGCTTCTCTTTCTGTTGTGTAAGTGTATTTGCTGCATTCATCAGCTCTTGTGTCAATTCGCATAAGCTTCTGCTGTTTTTTCTTGAAGTTCTTCCCCTTTGATAAATTTATCTTCCGGATTGAACCCTAAAAATTCTAGAAACTCTAATTTCGCATCATAGGAATCAAAGCTTACTGTAAAATACGGGTCTCCCTGCATTACTGAATTCTCTTTTACCTTTTCCTTGATTTCTTTGATTTTAGCTTTCTTTTCTTCTGTTGACAATTCAACAGATTCTTTTCGCTCCATTTCAGAAACACTTGCTTCTGGAACGTGTTTAGCGTTGCTTAATTCCTGAGCGATTGACTTCTCATATTCGGCATTGATTTTCTTTTCCTCCTGTGGCTCGAAAGTTTCAATATGGAAATCTTCAACAGATGGTAATTCAATTTCAATCATAGAAATATCCACATCATCCAATCCAGCTAAACTTGCATCAATATCCGGATAGATTTGAGCGAGCTTTTTATAATCCATTTCACCTTGAACGGCCTTAGAATTAAAGAAGATATTTAACTCCTTTTCTTTCTTGAGGTCCACATCAATAACTTCGACTTTGATTTCGTAATCATTCCCAGCTTCATACTTATTGATTTCATCAGCGATGTTCAGTTTCTGATGTCCCGATACAAGATTTCCTGTTTGTTTGTTCCAGACCATTCCGCCAATGATGCCATTATCCTTGATGCTTTTCTTTAAAGCTTTTCTTGCATCTTCTGTAATTGTTCTGGGATTATAATCTGCAGGTTTGATTTCCGAACGTTTCAAAACGATAGTTTCGGACTGTTTAATTTTGTTTTGCATCTGATTTTAGTTTATAGTCGTGTTCGAAAAGGACTCTTTCACAATTCGGAAATTCAGCAATGACTTTTTTGAGGTCATTAGGATAGTTCTCTCTACACCACAGAAGAAAAGAAATGTCATTTACATCATTTCCCTGGCTTCTGGTGTTGCCTGTATTTCCGTATTTAATTGGTTCAATTAGACGATTCTTCCGGATGTATTGTAGTACTTCTTTGTTGCTCCAATTTGCCAAAGGATAAAGCTTTTGGCCTGCTTCGCTTGTCATAGAATCAGGATAGGAATTGAGCATTAACCTACGGTTGAGAGAATCGTTTTTCTTGAAGCCTAAAACAGTCCATTCAATTTCAGTTTCTTCTTTGATTTTATCGTTTATCTTTGAAAGATTCCATTCTGAATACTTGATTTGCTCTGTTCCGTTAACCCCATGTTTTTTGTTGTTATAGTAAGCATAGTGTGGAGTTTGAATAAATCGACAGTTTGGATATTTCAATTCTGCGTGCCGGATGTATTTGTTCATGTGTTCCAAGTCTTTGACCATATACATAAAAACACATACGATTTCCTTAAAGTAAGGCGACATCATGTTTAGTAAAGCAATCGAATCTTTTCCTGCTCCTGAATGAAACAGTATTACCCTATCCACTTTTGTAGATAGGGATTTAATACTGTCCAAAGTTGGTTTTAAGAACGACATTAGGATTAAACTCTAATTCTTGTTCTCACCGGCACACCTCCTGAACGATTAATCGCTCTTCTGGCTCTTGATCTTGCACTTCCGCTTTCTGCCATTGTAGTAATTTTAAAGGTTAAATATTGAGACTCTCACAATTTATTTTTTCCAGAATTTCTCCAAGCTCGATAACGAAGTTGCAGTTTTCTGTATTGAATTCCTGATCTTCCTCGTTGTCCATTTCGATTAGAACACCTTTACACTCCAAAACCATTTGAGGGGCGTTTTTTGAATATCCTAATTGAAATCTGACAGTATCATATTTTTTTGTATCGACCATTTCGCCATCCTTGAATTCAGCAAGGCGATTGATGTAATAATCAGTAAAATCTCGATACTCTTCTTTTTTTTCGCCTTTAAGAATTTCGAGAAACCATTTTTTTTGTAGAACTAAATAAAGTTCATTTGGATTTTTCATGTTTATATATTTGTTGAATTAAAAAATCACGGGTGTACTTGAAGTTATTTAATTGAGCTTTCATTTCTAACTGCTTCAATCTCTGTTCACCGATTTTTAGAAGCAAATTCGCCCGATACGGTATCAAATTACCGCTCAAATACTTATTACACCTCACACATTGCCCATTGATGTTATCTAGGTCGAATTTGACGGCTCGATATTGAAGGGGTTCTTTTGGGTAGTAGTGCCCGGCATTCATCTGACTTACCGGCTTTAATTCATCGCATGATATGCATATGAAAAAACCGCCCGAACTGTCACGTTTTCTAACTTTCGCATTTACCAAGTCTTGTAATTTATCTTCAAGCCAATCAATTGAACGCCCTTTATATTTTGCTTTTAATTCAGCCGTTAACATCGAAAACAAATATATATATCGAAGTAAATCAATGATAGCCCTAAAAGCTTGATTTGATGCTGAAAATCAAAATATTGGTTTTATATGTTGCATTAATTACCCCAAATAAAAACCACTCTAAAAATTAGAGTGGTTGAATATTAAATGTTATTTGATTGCCTGCTAAATCTTCTTTGCGTTCTCTTTTATGAAATTTCGCAATAATTCTAACTGATCATCAAGAAACTTATTGCTGTCATAGCCTTTCATTTTGTCATAAACTACGCTTTGGCTTTTGCCTATGATTTCGGCTACTTTTTTAGGTTTTATGCCAAATAATTCGATAATAAGAATTGCTTTTTCATGTGATGTCATTTTATGTAATTTATTGAGAAAAAAACCACTTATTGAAGTGGTTTTGTAATTTATATTTTTTGGTAATTCTCATCTAAATATTCATTTGCGTATTCATTTAAAGAATCATCTTCTATTTCTTCAACGGGCAAAATGTAATACCAATTGTCATAGTCGTTATCTACTTCTTCGTAAGAAACATTATCTCTATTTGCTAATTTTTGCACTGCTTCTTCTCTGGTATCTTCAAGATAGTTATTCAGTAGAGCATCGGTTAAGCCCATTGCGCCATTATACCATACCCATTTACCTGAATTGTCATTTTTAAATTGATTTGCGAAATTTGTTGTCATAATTTTTTATTTTTATGTGAGTTGGTTTGTCTCTCACTTTCATACTGCTAATTTAGTTCTTTTTATTTAGTCACGCAAATATTTACGTGATTATTTTTAATTTATTTGTAAGTAATTGATAATCAATTCACTTATTTTACATTAAAAATTTATTCTTTCGATTATTTTGCCAAGATGAATAGTGAAATCACGTTTTAAAGTTATTTTTTTTACTTCAACAATCATACGCCTTGCACCGGTGGTATAACCTTCTTGAAGTATTACGGTCTTATAATTCTTAAAAGCGCTCATTTCTTTGTTCAAAAGGCGTGATTGATAGAATGGTGAATTATCTCGATATTCTTCGATTTTTGAGCCGTTTTCTATTTCATCAAACCAAATCTTTTGCATCACAAGAAATAGAGGTTTTATTTGCTCGTTTTCTTCAGTAGGGTAATCTTTAATCTCGTTTGATTTTGAAGTAATTTTTAATCTTCTACGTTGTATTGCGTTTTTCATATTATGCTGCGTGTAGTTGTTTTCTTCTGATTCTGATTAATTTTCGAACTGGCTTCACTAAAGTAGTGATTTTTTCGGTTGGTTCAATCATAATGAAGTTTTCAACCTTAAAACATCTGAACGCCCCGGCATCAACATCGAAATAGGTCAATACTTTTGGGTTAGGCTGGTTCTGGGTTTTAAATTCGTAATCGATTTTTAGTGTGCCGGTAGCTTTGCGAATTTCACCGTCTTTTTTCTCGAAATAAAACGTAACATTACCTGAATGAAGGTCTTTGTTAAGTTTATAGAGTTGCCATGCTTTTTTAAGGCTCTCTGGCCAAATTAACCCCGTTTCGTTCATTATGTGATAAGCTCTAAGCATTACTGTTTTTCTAAATGGTGTTTTCATATTAAATAAATTTTGTTTCGGTGTTAGTGTAGATTAATTTTGCTATTGTTGAATCGATATAGATATGATGTTTATCTTTTCGATGTTTTTTGAGCCATCTGATGCCAAGGTTAATTATATGCTCTAAATCGGTTTCAAAAAACTCATTATCTTCTTTGTATTTTTCAAGCTCTTCTTTTTCTTCAACTTCGGTAGCGTAATTATTTAAAAGCTCTTCAAATGACATCGATTCAAGCGCAATTGCTAAATCTGGTCTTCTTTCTTTTAGTTCGTTAAATGCTTTCATAATCTTAATTTTTGCTTTTACCACCAAAAGCGGGTATTACCCCGCTGAATTTTTTGTTATTATTTCTAAAGCATTGTTAAATAGCTTTTTCGGGTTTTCATCTTCATTATGTCTTATTTCGATGAAAAAATTAATAGGTGTTTCGCTGTCTGAAATTACATTGCCTGATGCGGGTTTGTGATGCTTGATATACACTAAATCAGTTCTGTTAAAAATCTTTTCTAATTCTGAAGGCTTTACCTTTGTTTTAATAGTTGTATGCATAATCTTTATTATTTAGCTGATTTTAATTTTTTAATTTGTCTTTCTAATAATTGAATTCTACCAACATCATTTGTGTCATTTGCTTCGATTAAACATTTTTCTTTATGCAAAATCATTTCATCTATTTTTGAAATATCACCGCTTTCAATAAGAATCTCTAAATCTGTTTTTCTTGTAAGTATCATCTTTATTATTTATTAGAGGTTAAATGCCTTTTGAACTGAAAGTACACCTGTGTACATTTTGTGTTTTTTATTTAATTCATTTGCTTTTGCTAAAGCTGAATTATTATCTGATGCTAAAACTTTTGAATTTGTTTTGATGCCGTTTTCTAAGATGATGTAAGTTTTCATATCGTTTTGTTTTATAATTAATCTTTTGGTTTAATTTTCTTCTGCAAAGTTAAACTATTAATTTAATAAAACAAATATATTTTAAACTTAGAGTTTAATTTATAATCATTCTAAATAATTAAACTTATAATTTAATAAATTTGCTCGTATTAAATTTTTAGATTAATTTTGCGAAAAATAATTTTATGAATCTTAGAATTAAAGAGGTAATGAAGATTTATGATAAATCGCAAAAAGATATTGCAAAACAAACCGGCATATCAGAACAGTCATTATCATACTACAACTCAGGGAATAAAAATCCACCTTTGGAAAAACTTAAACTTATAGCTGCAGCAATAGGATGTAATTATCTTGAACTACTTGAACCGGGAAATGAATTCGGACACTTTTATGTGGAAGGTGAATGGTTAGGAATAAGAAAGAAATAAAAAAAGGAGCAATTACGCTCCCTCTGCTTTTTTGAGTGAAAGTTTTTTAAGTTCTTCCAACTCTCGTTTTTCTTTGTAAATGGTGTAGATTTCGGTCGTTTTTCCGTTGAGATGCCCGGCTATTTTTTGAGCTGCTAACATTCCGTGCATTTCAGCAACTTTATCTAAAAAGAAATGCTTTAATGAGTAAAAAGTTGTTTTAGTATGAAAAATATCATTCACATATCTCTTCCAATATTTGCCGGGTGAATCATTCGAAATAGGAATCAATCTTAGTTCCGGAGAAAACTTAGCCCCAAATATATAATCTTGGTTATGGGTGCATTTTTTAATTTGTATTCTCCAAAACGGCAAAGCATCCGGAATTATAGCCCGTATTTCCCGAACATAGGATTTTCTTTTTTTTACCAGTACGATTATTTCCTGCTTTTCCAAGTTTACTTCCTCTTTTTTTATTTGGAGTAATTCCGTGGACCTGCATCCGCTCATGTGAAAAATCTGCATGTAATTTGCATAATCCGGATGGTTTAAAAGTAAATGATCGTAAATTTCGTCAAACTCTTTTTGAGTAAGAATTTTTCTTTCAGATTTAATGTGATCTTTGGAAGGAATGTATTCACATGGATTTTGAATAAGGCATGAATTAGCAATAAGAATTCCAAATAGTTTAGAGATATGTTTCTTGAACTTATTATATGAATAAGCAGATAAATTTGAATTATCCAGGATTTTCTTAATGTGTTTTAACTGAATGTCTTTTATTGGGGTTTTATCCAGTCTTAATTTTAATATTACTGGCTTAATAGCATTTAAATTTGATTCTATGGATTTATAATATCCATGTGTGATATTAGGTTTATGGTCCCTGAGTGCTAATTCCAAAGCTTCCGACAAATAAAGATCTGGTGAAAAATCACCTTCAAAAACTTCCTGAAACCTGCATATTGTTGGTATTGGATTGTAGCATCGGTCTAACGCTCTTTGCATTTCATCAAAAAGGATTTCTGCAGCTTCTTTTCGTTCTCTGAATGTTTTGTATTCCGCTAAGCCTTTTTTTCGCCAGAAATAACCCTTTGGATATTTTTTAGCCATAACAGGATCATAGAACTTACATCCTACATACCATTCTTTTGCCATAGCTTCTTTTGCAGGAACCTTTTTAGTGTTTGGGTAAATGAACAGATCAGAGTAACTACATCCATTCGGCAT